TGGAAAGCAGTCCTGATTTTTGTAATATAGAACCAACAGATCAATCAAGAGATTATAGAGAAGAACTATTTGATAAATATAAAGATTTTGAAGAAGAAGATTATACAGGTATAGACGATTTTGTTGAAGATTCAGATAAAGTAAGTTTAATAAGATTTTGTAATGAAATGGTTGAAAAGGATTATGGAAAGTTTCCTCCTGTAATGACTGATATTTTAGTAAAGAAAATATATTATGATACTATTAAAAATATGGATAAAGAAGAATATTTTAAAGAGAAAGAAAGAGATAAAGAATTATCATTAGTAGAAAAAGAATTATTAAAAATAAAACAGGAAAAACAAATTGTATTAATTGAAGACGAAATAAAAGAAGATTAAAAGATTATATATTTATTTTTTTTTTATATGTATAATATATATGTCTAATTTAAAGATTCTAAGATTGAATAATACAGGAAGTAATCCTAAATTATCATTAGTAGATAATAATAGTGGATTTAAATATGTAGTAGACGAAGCATTAAGAAATATGGGTCGTTGTGTTGTCGAAGTTGTAAGTGCTTATAGTCAGATTACTAAACAAACATTAGCAGGTGGAAATGTAAATGCAACAGATAGAATACTTCCTAATAATATACCACAATTAGTAATAAGAAGTAATATCGCACAAGAAGGCGACGACACATTAACGGGTGGGAGCGGAATGATATTAGGAACAATTAGTTTAGTAAATACAAATGGAACTCAAAGTGAATCAACGAATAGTGGTTCGATCAATCAGACTTCTAATTTAACTTTTGTATGTAATCAATTACCAAGTCAAATTCATATTGAAAGATTATATTATAATGATAATAATGTTTTAGTAAATGCTGATAATTTAGCTGGAAATGAATTAGTCCCGTGTGAAGTTGTATTAGGATTAAATTTTATTGATATGAAAGATTAGATATAAATGGTTTAGAAATATCTGATATATATATATATAAGAAGAATGATAGTAATAAATGACGAAGTTTATGGACTTTTATATTTATCTCCATTATGTAAAAATGGAAATGAAAAATGGTATATACAATTTGGTAATAATATGAATTGTCTAAATTATTTTAGACTTAATAGAGATAAAAAAATATTAGAAACTACAAGAGAAATACCGGACGATATAAAAGTAATGATTAGATATAAAGAATTTAAGGTATTTAAATATATGAAAGATTAGATATAAATGATTTAGAAATATCTGATATATATATATATAAGAAGAATGATTTGTTTTGACGATAAAGAATATGGATATGTTAGTGTAGCACCTGTATTTGAAGATTGGTATATTGATATTGGTAGTAGTGGTAGGGTTTATTGGAAACTTAATAAGAATAGAAACAAAGTTATAGAATATACATTCGACGTACCTGATATTGTAAAAGAAAAAATGAAGGATAAATTAAGAATATCTTTAAAAAAAAATAATTTCGAGTAAATTATATATTAGAATAAAGCATTTAAAAAATATCTAATATATATATATAGGAGAATGCCTAACATAAAAAAGTATGATTGGGAAACACCCGAAGAAATGAAGGAGTGTAGACGTAAATGTGATAGAGAAAATAAGTTTATAAAATTTTGGGCGAATACATATAATATTAAAATAGGTATTGAAGATATTGAATTAGTAAAAAAATATAAATCAGAAATAAAAAAAATATTACCTATTTTACAATTTATTAAAAATATGGAGTTAGTTAGTTCCGAAGATAATCTAAATCTTTAATTTTAAGATATGAATTAGGAGAACTATATTGCCTCATATACTTAAATTTCATATTTTTAATAGAGAATTTATCGCTATTCTGATCTAAAATTTCAAATACTATATCATATCTTATTTTACGTCTAATGTCGCCTATATCTTCGGAAAATTTCAAATATTTAGTTTTAGTTATATCACCATTCCACTCCTTTCTAAAAACAACTTTTAATGATTTTTTACAACCTCTAAATTCAATAAATACAAAATTATCTAATTGTATTGAAGAATCTCTGATATAATGATTTTTATTATCAAGGTATAAAGTCTCTATAATTTCTTCCATATCGTCTATTGTAAAAGCATTATCAAGATTTTTTTTTGCTTTATCAATATCGTCCTTAAATTCTTTCTCATTAAAATAATCTAATTCCATATTTACTTTTACTTTTTTATCAATATTCTCTTGTGCCTCAATAGCCATTTGTCGTCTATCTTTAATATATTGTTCTGATTTAAAATATTTATCTATATTCTCATTACTCATATGAATCATAACATTAAATATTTCTAATTCGGGAAATTGTTGTTTTACTAAATTTGTATAATAATCTTTAAGCATACTATTTTCAAATTCTTCATACCATTCTCTATATTCATTTCCAGTAGATATATATTTTTTTATTTCTTCAAATGAATCTACTGTTAGTTTATTAAATTTATTTTTTTTACATAATGTTTTTAAATAATTAAAATTTTGATACTCAATAGGCATTCCTCCTTTTTTATAATAGTCAAAAATATATTTAGATTTCCTATTTATTTCTTCAACATTCTTACTAATATAATGACGTGTTTTAACAAGTCCCGAACTATATTCTGTATCACTTCCTACTATTAGTGTATCTTCCATATCTTATATGATTTTTTTCCAAAATCAATTTTGAGAAATTTTTAAAATATTTTTTTCGTTGTTTGGATTTATGAAGTGATTATTTTAGAAATGAAAATACCACAAAAAGACAGTTTAATAAAATATAATCATTATTATTTTATTATTAATATATATATGGTTAAAAAGAAAACTAAATCAGTAGAAAGAGTTAAAAAGAAAAAAGTAGAAGAAAAACCTATAATAGAAAATATTCAAGTAAAACAACCTTTAAGCAAAGGAAGTCAAAACTTAAACAATCAAATAGTTCAAGTTATATTTCCAGCAAATATGGAAATAAGGAAAGTTAAGAAAAAGAAAAGAAAGAGAACACCTAAAAAAGATAATGAGAAAGAAGAATTATTAAATGAATTAAAAGAAAAACTACAACAATACGATTCATTACAAGAACAAGCACAACAAGCAAATATAAAGATTCCAAGTGAATTAGGTGTTAGTGTTATTAGTAAATCAGATTTAAAAACAAATGAAGATATAAAAACTTATATAAATGATATTGTAAAAAAAATAGGATTATTACAAGAATTAATTGAAAAAACAAAAACACCTGCACCCAGTACAGGATTACCATTAAGAATGGGTAGTGGATTAATAGGATTACAACCACCTATTCAACCACAGATACAACCACAGATTCAACCATTTCAACCACAAATACCAATTCAACCTGTAAGACCCCAAGTTCAACCAGCACCAGTTCAACCAGTAGACGATAAACAAGCACGATTACAACGTCTAATCAAAGCCGCACAAGATAGAATAGCAGGACAAGGTGGGACTGTTCCAGTAGCACCTCCTTTAAGTCCAACAGGGATAAATATAGGTTTAAATCCTTTAAGTCCTCGACCTCAAATACCCCCATTAGGATTACAAAAATTTAGTATTCCAAAAGACGGGATCACATTAGAAGTTCAAGCACCGTCAGGGTGGGGTGAATTATATAATCTATATACTATGTATTCGAGAGCAACAGAGCAACAAACAGCAAATAATCAATTCGTAAAAGGTGTATTCCATATTCCACTACAAGAATATAATAGTTTAATAGATAGTAGAAATCAGTTTGTAACCAAATATAATACATATTTAAGTAATTTAACACCAGCAGAAAGGGAATATTTAGAAGATTCTAATAATATCAATATTCATAGATTACATACTGAATTAATTAATAATACAAAATTAGAACCAGCACAATTAGCAAAAATATTATTTAAAGAAAGTAAAATACCATTCAAAGAAATAACACAAGGAAACGAAGAACCTATGATAGATAAACAAATAGACGCTATGGGTGAAGACGCATTTACTAATGAAGACGATAAGAAAGCATATAAAAAATATTCAGACGATTATTTTAAAAATACAACTGCTTTACAACAAATAGAAGTTGATATAAAACAAAATCCAACAGAAAAAAGGTTAGAGAAAAAAGCAGTTAAAGTAGAAAGATTAGCAAGTAATATGAGAAATGCTTATGATTTTTTGAGTGGGATTGTTAAAGCAGGTATAAAGACAAGACAAGACGAATTTTTAGAACGAGTTGAAACAGTTAGACAAGAAATAGCAAATTTACGAGGTCAAGCACAAGTTAATCCAAACGACCCAATAGCACCTCCTCAATTAACACCAGTAGAACCAAAACCATTAGAACCCCCACTTAGACCTGCTCCTCCACTTGAACCTGAATCACCTCGAAGACCACCTGACGAGGCAGGAATGCGTCCTCCTCCACGTCAAATGCCCTCTATGGCTCAGGCACGATCAGAATTAAAAAAATATAAAAATAAATTACAACCTCAATTCACAGATAAAGTAAAACGAGCAGTTGAAGTAGCATTAGGAAAAATTACATTACAAAAATTAGAAGCAACAAGACCCGAACCAAAATATACATTCGTGCAAAGGCAAAGAGACGCACTATTACAAGAAATAAGAACAGCAGGGATTTAAGTGGATTTTAGAAGAGATTTATTTTAATATTATATTTTCTTCAAAAAGACAAAAAATAAAACCAAATTAATAAATTAATTAATTTAGAAATAAAATATTATATATATATATATATGCCTAAAAAACAAACAAACCAAGAATTACTTTTAAAATATATTGAATCAATACAAGATAAAATTTCAGACCAAACAAAAAAAACTTATACACAAATAAGTAATAATTTACCTTTTAATGTATTAACAACTCAACCTACTATAATCAAAAAATTAAATGAATTGTATAAAAATCCAAATACAAAAGCATTATATTTGAATATGATTATTTTAGTTAGAAGGGATAATCAAGAAGGGACTGATAAACTAATTAAATTTAGAAATTCATTAAGGGACGATATAATAAAAACTCGTAAAGATAAAATGAGTGAAATAAAAGATACATTACCAAGTTATTCTGATTTAGTATTAAAACTAAATGAATTAAAAGGAATTAGATATATTATTAATTATTTATTTATAAATTTTGGATTAAGAAATAAAGATATTAATTTAAAATATGTTTCAAAATTATCAGAAGATAAAGAAGACGAGAATTATTTGATACATAACAAAAATAAAGTATTATTAAAAATAAATGATTATAAAACAGATAAATCATTTGGATCAAAATCTATACCTATTACAGATAAAAAATTTATACAAGAATTAAAAGATTTGAAAATAGAAGAGGGTTCATATTTAATTAGTAAAAAATCAGGTGAAAAATTAAAACCAAGTTCATTTGGAGAACGAGTATTAAATTTATCAATAGATAAATTAGGAGAAGCAAAGATTTTCAAAATATTAGTAAAATATCTATTAGATAAAAAGGACTTTAATAAGATAGAAGAATTAGTAAATACACGTGGAACTTCTATGGCTACAATATTAAAATCATATAATATATATTCTAATAATGATAAAAAATCTGATAGTAAAGTAGAGGAAATAAAAGAAGATATGAAAGAAGATTAAGTTAATAAGTAATCTAATAATTTCGGTGGAATAGAATATCTTTGATTTAATGTTGTATTATCTTTTATTCTATTTACTTTTAATACATTCGCCATTTTCCCACCATAGACACCTAACCTTAATGGGTGTTTTGGATTTCCAGTACATTTACATAACATATTATTTAATGTTTTGTTAGTCAATATTTTAGTGGGCTTCTTATAAGGATAATCAAAATAGCAATAATCAACTAATACAAATTTATCTTTATAAAAATCATTTTCTATATAGTCCCACATTTTAGAATAACGTGGGTTTTCTATAAAATAGAATTCAGGTTTTAAGTAATCAATAATTTCAATAGTTTTATTAATGAATATACTATTATCTTTTCTTACATTTTCTAATTCTTCTTTGTTCTTCCACTTTTTACCTATATGAGTATTCTGTAACATACTAAATACTTTACATTCAGGACTCGCCCATATAATATCAAAATATCCTATATCAAATTGTTTATAATCAAAGTCCATAATATCACAACATATAGTAGGATTATATTTCTTTAATATATCTAAACTAATTACTTCTACATTATGCATATCTTCAAAATGATTTGTAATTGAACCTGTGCCTTTAAATAATTCTAAAATTTTCATTTTATAGTTATATATAACATTTTTTTTTGTAATAAAAAGCACAAACCGAATTAATAACTTTATTATTTCATTATTATTCTGTTAAATATACGGAAATAACAGATTTAAAACAATATAATTTAAATTATTTGGTTAAAAAAACGGTAAAAAGGGTTATTTAACAGAATAATAATGAATTAATAATGTTATTAATTCGGTTTATCATTAATCAAAGACTAAAACACAAGATTTTTCTACTCTTTTAAATTGTCTCCTACATTTCATACATAAATTATCCTTTCGATTTCTATGTGGAGTATTACATTCAAAACATAATCTACTTCTTCTACTGGGGATAAATTTATTAACACAATTCTCTCCAATTGATAATGTAAATACTCCGTCTGAAATCCAACAGTTATTCTTTATACGGTGACCGCAGACACAGAAATTTTCGTGTTCGGGTTGTTCTTCATTATGATAATATCTTTTAAAATGATTATTGTGTATTTTAGATTCACCACCTATATAAAACCAATTCTTCTTAATATCTTCTATTGTTAAATTATATTTCTTCAAACCTGTTTGAAATCTTTTACTTAATTTATCATTAAGTTTTAACTGATTATCCATATATAATTATGTAATATTTTATATTTATTTTTAAAAAAATGCGTTCATTTTTTTATATTATTACATTATATATATTATGTCCTCAAATGTTCCTAATACAAAATATCCCAAAGCACATATATATAAAATATGTTGTAAAGATTTAGATATTCAAGATATTTATATAGGTTCTACTATTAACTGGCGTAGAAGAAAATCAAGACATAAGAATAACTGTAATAATATTTCAAGTAAAGAACATAATTTATATGTGTATAAATTTATACGAGATTTTGGTGGGTGGGACAACTGGGAAATGGTTTTAATTACAGAATGTAATTGTGATTCTCGATTACAATTACACCAAAAAGAAAGACAATATATAGAAGCATTAAAGGCTACACTCAACATAGGGATTCCAGCACGAACACCCGAAGAAAAAAAAATATACTATAAAAACTATAATCAAATATATAGAAAAATAAATAGAGATTATATAAATAAATATAAAAAAGATTACTATTATAAAAATAAAGAAAGATTTCCTTTTGTTTATACTCCTGTAAAATGTAATTGCTGTAATGTAATAGTAGATAGAACGTCTTTAAAAAGACATTTTAAAACTAAAAGACATATAAAAAATTATGGAGAATTTGAAAAATCCAAAGTTGCTACTCCTTTATTTAAAGGTTCTGTTTCTGAACCAATCCCCAACTTACCTAATCCATACGCCGCCCCTCCTAATATAGCACCTACACCTGCTCCTATTATTGTTCCTTCCGGCCCGATTGCTGAACCTGCTAATGCAGAAGCGGCGACAGTCCCAGTAAATCCCGCGGCGGCTCCCCCAACAGCCCCACCGCCTATATCTGATAAGGATAGTGCCGTGTCTTCATTACCACCTAACGATTTAATTCCTGAATAAATTCCTTCTGTTGCTTCTTTTCCAGCGACATATCCAACAGCCCCACTTGCGAGTTCGGGGGCGAGTGCTGTCCCTAAAACGGTTGACGTTATTGCTCCTGTTAATGCTCCTTCTTCTGCTGTTCTTATATCACTATCTTTATCTTGTTTTAATACAGGATCTACATACTTAGACATAGCGACTTTTGCTAATACCCCTGACCCTAATCCTACGATTAGATTAGAAGGGTGTACTGCTCGTGCTATTTCTCCACCATAACTAAATTCACCACTTCTTATTCCTGATTTATCAATACTATTTAATTCTGATTCCATTCTATTCTGTGTTTCACTATGACTATTCAATTCATTACTTCTATCCGTTAAATCCATATCTTTAAAATCTGCTAATTCTTGATTTGTATTAAAGTGTTGAATCTCATTCTCATTAAATCCTTCTTTCTCAAAATCCATTAATTTTCCACCCGATTTAACCCATAATGCTTTATGTATATTAGAACGAACTGGGATTCCATTTCCTACTGCGAATTCTGTAAATGATTTAGTTTGTATAGCTGGTTCAGGCACTACTTCCGCCGTCGGTATTATATCTTTTGGTGTTTCTCTTTTAAATTGTGGTGGAAATAATCCACCTGTTCCTTTAATCGGTTCAGGTAAATCAGAAACGCCTAATCTATCCTCTAACCTATTCATTTGACTATCTAATTGTCTTCCTTCGGGTGTAGGTTCTAATTGTGTTTTATTTCTTAAACCTACTAATTTATTTTTTGTTTTTGTATCTAATTTTGCTACTTTTTTTCTTAATGGTCTATTTCTTAATTGTTCTTGTGTAAATCTTAACAAATCGTCTAATTCAGCGTTTCCTGTATTAGCTGCTAAATCAATTGTTAATGGTTCTACAAAAGCATTTCTCGATACTTGTCTTGGATAAGACGGTTCAATACTAATATCTTTGCTTGTTTGTAAAAGAGGATTTACATTAACCGATATATCTGACGCAGAAGGTTTTATAAATTGTTTTCCTTTGAAAGATTTAGAAGCCAAAGGATTAACTCCTACTTCTATATTTTCTGATAATGGTATTCCATTTGAATCGTGTTCGTCTAATACAGATAATTCTTTGGGTATAGGTATTTTTGGTAAATGTGCCTTTTTCGGCATAGCATTTATACGCTGTTCTAAATTATTTTGAAATATTGTAGGTGATTCTTCAACAGGTTTTACTCCTTTATTTTCATTTATCATTTTATTAAATATTTGTAGTTCTCCGTGCTTACTTGCGTGATCTACTAAATCATTCATAGTATCTATTAATGGTGAAGTGTCTTTTGTTTTACTTCTATCTTCGTTGCTTGTAAAGTTCTTTAATTCGTGTGCTAAATATGGATTCATAGAACGAAGATTAGAACCTCTTGTTTTAACAACACCAATATCTATATTAGATTTTCCTTGTAAATATGCAGTCTGAACGCTTGGAAGGTCTTCCCTTGTCCGCCATATAGTATGTTTTGTGCTTGTAAATATATCAGGACGTTTTACAATATTTTTTCCTATAAAAGAATTAAATCCAGTTGAAGGTATATCATAAGTTAAACCCATATCTAAACTCTTATTTCCTCCAAGTGAATATCCAGTTGTGCTTGTGTTTTCTTTTCCATATTTTTCTATTGTTTTCCGTGTCTGTTCTCTTGCTGATTTAAAATGTTCTGAATTACCTTCACTTCCTAACCATATTTGAGCGTCTGTCTGTATATCGTCGAGATTGCGACCTTTTGCGTCTGTTCCTCTGAATGCTATTTTAGTCTTTCCAGTCTTTTCATTATTAAACACTACACCACGAGAATCACTTAAATCTTCGTCTATTTTCCAGTTCTTATCTAATCCCTCTGATTGTGCTACATAATTTTCAGAATCTATACCATTCATTTTATAATATTTTGTTCCAATTTCAACCAGTTTTGCGTCTTCTATTGCGGAAGGGGGTAGTTCTTCGTGTGTAATATCACTTGATTTTTTAAATGTATAATTATTTACTAATTTTGATAATGCTTTCTGAACTTTTTGTTTTGTTTCCTCTTTCTTTTTTTCATTCTTTTTAGTATCAGGTGCTTTTTCCTGTTTTTCTAATATACTTAATAGATAATTTATATAACGAACTTCCTCTCCATATTTCTTTTCTTCTTCGGGATTAAATGTTTTTTGTAAATCATTTAATTCCTGTCTTTCATAATCTATAAATTGTAAATCAGACATTATATAGTATTAATATATTTTTTTATTGAAATTATAATCTTATATAATACTATAAAAAATGGATAATATTTTACAACCAATTAGACAGTTTATATTACATATTAGGTCTAAGGACGCAGATAGAGAGGGTCTTTTAAACTCTCATTTATTCGTAGATTTAGCTGAACCCATAACTATTAATGCTTTAACAGAAGAAATACACCAAATAATACTAAGTGCTGAACTTCCATATAGTTTTTATAATATAAGTAGTGATATAAAAAATAATGAAATAAAATATTCTGATTCAGGTGTAGATTATACTTTCACACTTCCCACAAAAGATTATGATATTAATGAATTAGTAAGAGTCATTACAGCAGATACTAATTTCCCTTTTACTGCGACTTATGATAAATTCACTATGAAAATTGCATTAACAAGCACAAGTGCTAATACAGTTACTTTAAAATGGACTCAATCTAACTCATTCAAAGTATTAGGATTTTCTAATGCTACTGATATAGACGTTGTTTCAGCAGGTACTACTATTTCTGATAATATTATAGATTTAGCGACTATTCATTCATTAATGATTAAATCAAATACAGCGAGTAATATGGTGTTTTCTACAAGAGCGGGTTTTTCACAAACTATTCAAAAAGTAAGTGTAGATCAAAATAGCGGTTCGATTATATATTTAAATCAAAATGATTCAAGACAACATACAGTTTTAAATTCTAATGTTGATATGTTAGATTTAAGAATCACAGACCAAAATGATAATTTAGTAAATTTTAATAATATTAATTATGAAATTTCAGTAGGATTTTTTATATATCCTTTAAATAAAGTTTCTGTTCCAAGAGAAATACAAGGAAGAGGTCGAAGAGTATTACAACCACCTACAAATGCCTTAGCACCACCAGTTCAAAATCCTTTAAGACCTTTTACACCACAAAATATTATAAGAAATGATATTAATACTGTTAATGATATTGATAATCACGAAACAGATATAGAGCATAAAGGAAAGCGTTTAATAATAGACGAAGTTATTGATAGAATAAGTAAGAATAAATAAAGTGGATTTTAGAAGAGATTATTTTAGAAATTAAAATACTCCAAAAAGACAAAATATCTAACATTCAATTTTATTTATCCACAAAAAGACAAAATATATATTTTTGATAAAACTAATCTTTTTGATATTACTTTTTTTTAAAAAGTATTTTTTTAAAAGTTTATTATAGTTTAACTCTTGCCTTCTTTCTAATCATACTATTAGTAGTTAATTCTTTTTTTTCTTCATTATATTTATAACCTAATTTATTAATTTTAGATATTACTTCTGCTTTTCTTAATTTCCATACTGCCCCTACGTGGCTCACAATACCTTTCTTAATAGTAGATAAACCTCGTTTTAACTTTACCGAAGTTATATTATCCATTTTATAACATTTCTTATATTTTTTTATATTTGCATAAATTATAAAATGTATAAAAAGAAAAAAGTAAAACCTATGTATAAACCAAAAAAGGATCTATCTATATTACAAAAACGATTAATGAAGGAACATAAAAAGCACCATACTAAAAAACATTTAGATCGAATGAAAGAATTAATGCTTAAAGGATTTTGCTTTCAGCAGAGCCACGATATTACTATGAAAGAAATAGGAAAATAAAATCAGAAAAAAATATTTTTAAAATTTCTGAAAAATTGATTCCGCAGATTTTCCATACAGTAGAGTAATGACTAACACATTCGAACAAATCAAACAAAATATTATTACTGAATTCTTTAATTATAAAAAGGAAGATATTGGTTATGATAATTATGATTTTACAACAGAAGACGGTGTTGAAGAGTTCTTATTCGAACATACTAATCAAGAATGGAGTTGGGATAATTATTTTGCCGACGATATTATTGATTGGGATATGTCTGCTTCTGTTTTAATGGAATGTATAAATTATGTTAATGAAGGTTATAATGATATGATAGGAGAAGATATACCATTTAATATGATTAATAATGAAGATAAAATAAAAAGACAAATGATATATTGGATAGGAAACGAAATTAAAGAAGATTTAATTGGAGAAAATATTGAAGAAGAAGAAGAAGAGGAAGAAGAAGAGGAAAATATTGAATATGAAGAAGATAGTGATTATGAAGAGGAAAATAATTGAATTTGATATTCTGTCTTTTCGAAGTAATTTTATTCTAAAATAATCTCTTCAAAAATCCATTATTTAAAAATAAAAATCTTAATAAAATTTATATGCCCTCTATTGATAAAGAGATTATTAAAATATTAGAACCACATTTTTTAAAATTTATGAAAATATGTATTAAGAATGAGGATATAAAAGAAATGGTTAAAGACCCTTCCTGTGAAGGAGACGACGATATAGTTTATTTTTTAAATGTATATATACAAATTCTATTAGAACATAAACAGGGTGTTAGACTATTATATAATAGATTAGTTAAAGGAGGTTATTCTGAAAAATTAACAAAAAAATTTATATATTCAGTACTTAAACTAAAAATGAAACAAAAGACTAATGAATGGACTTGGGCGGAAATGGACGAATTTCAAATTGAATATGATAATGATATAAAAATTACTAATTATTCTATTTATTAAACTATTTTTGATAAAACTTTTTTTTAAAAAGTTTAACATTTCCATAAATAATTATAAGACCAGTAATTCGCTGTATCTTTATCTTTATAAGTTAATTCACCCTTCTTATTCTTAATTCCTTTTGCTCTTTTACAATATGCTTCTCTTCGCTTTTTGTCTTTGTGTTGTGTAAAATCTTCATATCGACTATCACCGAAGAAGATAATTCCTTTCTTTGTCTTAACCATAAATTTCTTATTTTTTCTTGTAGATTTTTCGGGTTTATAAAGTTCCATATATATAATAAAATATTTTTTTATATTATATGGGTTTATATAATTATTACACCTCTACAAAAGAAGATATTGATTTTGCTATGGATTGTATTAGTGCTATTAAATTAAAAATTAGTAGTATAAAAAAAAATGAAAATACTCATTCAGATCATAAAAACATTATGATTAAAAGATTAGAACTATCTATGATTTCTATTAAGTATTATTATGCATTAGATTAAACCTTTTGAAAAAGGTTAGTCCAAAACTATTTTTGATAAAACTTTTTTTTAAAAAGTTTATTAATTTTCTTTAATAGAAACCCACAATACACCACGAGCGATTGTTGTTGCTGATATTGCTGTATTCTTCGGTAAAGCATTTGTAGAACGATAAACAGTTGCGGCGTTTCCATATCCTAACCAATCATTTCCCGGTCCCGTATTAACTGGTACTTGCGTCCAAGTCTGAGATACACCGCCAGCAGTCCACGCGGAAGGTGCGGAAGTGCTTGAAGCGGTCGAATGGAAAAGGAAATTCAAATCACTATTGATTTGGAAATTCCACGTATAAGAACCGAAGAAAGAATCTCCTTGTGCGGCTTTACCGTCATTAAACATAGTCACAGCATTAGTCCACGCTGGATTTGTATTCCCACCAGTATCCGGTGCTTTTATATTAGCGTATGAATATCCCCTATCATTAAAAATTTGTCCCCACGCATTACTAAGTGTCTGACTACTACTACTATCAAAATACGAACTTTGTGCTGATAATAATGTTCTACTTGTGCTTGTAAAACTTGGTGCTGAATAGGAAACATTAAGAGTGAATTGAATAGTCTGTAAATTAATAATCGTTGCTGTATTATAATCTGATAAAACAATATTATATGCTTGACTACCCGAAGAAGAAAGTAAATTATTAATTTGTGCTGTAAAGGTGTGTGTCGTTCCGTTTGTGCTTACTCCTTTATTTGTAGTAGATAGGGCGGAACTATCAACTGGATATGTGATTAGTGGCGCATAATCGTCTTCAACAATTACAGTTATATTAAATGTATCATTCTGATTTAATAATGTTATTCCTACTCCTGAACTTGTAAAAGTATATGTAGTTCCTGTATTATTTATTTGACCTGTCGCACTTGTTAATGTTGTTGCTGTTTCAATAAAATCTATTGAACTCCAAATAGCATTATTATTAACAGTAGATTTCAACCATAATTTTCTTGGACTTGCGGATATTGCTACTGAACCGTCTAATGAAGAAGCAGTTAAAGCGATTACTGCAGGAGTATCGGCGACATATTGAATCGGGTTAGCGGTTGTTCCCTGCCCCCAGTCTAATTTACCATTAGAATCTTTTAGTAAGAATTGACCCGCTGAACCATAGAAACCCGAAGCACCGAGTATTTCAATAGTCGGTCTTACTCCTGCTTGATTACTATTATCAAGTTTCAAAGAAGAATAATATATACTATCTGCTGAATTATATCCCTCGATCTCAAACCCAGTTCCAGTTGAAATAGTTGAACGATTTTTAATTTTATTATTACCAGTTATATTTATAGTTGAACCCACTACGTTTAATGTTTGATTACCCGCATTACCGACTGTTATTGCTCCTGTTGCGGCTGTTGCTATTGAAGTTGCTGTGGTTACGTCTACTCCTGAAATTAAATTATTATAAGTAATATTTTTCAATACACCGTCGCTTGCTTGTTCGAGGAGGAGTAAATCCCCTGAGGCTGGACTGGTGATTGTATTTTCTTTTGAAATTTCCACATTAACAGTAGTTCCACTACTAACCGCTATTGCATTTCCGGCTACTACACCTATCCCTAAATCACTATAAGCGATTTTATTTATGACTCCTGTACTCCTTTCAATCAATAACGTATCGTCAGAGGCAGGGTTAGTAATCGCCACTTGTTTAGAAATATCCACATTTATAGAATTTGAATTTAAGGCTATTCCGTCCCCTGCTGTGAGTGTAATAGGCATATCATTAGATATATTTAACTTACCATTTGTATCTACTATTAGATTTCTTGATTGACCTGTATATTGATTTATACTAAATCCATTACCCATAAACAGATTAAGATAAGGAAACCCACTTGAAACATTATGAACTTCAAAAACAGAAAAATAAGAAGATTGGTTATATGCTTGTATTTGGTAAGATAATCCTGAACTTAAATTTGAACGAAAGAAGTTTTTACCTGCTGATATACAATTCATAGAAGCAGAATTTAATGCTAATGATTGACTATTATTTCCTACTGTAATAGCAGAAGAAGCAGTCGTTCCGAAATTAGTAGAATTGGCGGTTGAAACCAAATTTGATATGGCTGCGGTGTTTAAAGCGATATTGCTCGTATTTGTGCTTACTGAACTATTTAAACTTGTTATATCATTATCATTACTCGTAATCTGTGCTTGTAATCCAGCATTAAAATCTGAAAAAGTTATTTTTTTTGTTAAAGAATTTGTAGTATCATACATTACTAATAAATCTGCTGAAACAGGACTGGTAAAAGAATTAGGTTTATTTATATCTAAATCTATCGCATTCGCATTTAAGGCTATACCTACACCAGCACTTAGACTTGTATGATTTGATTCTAAATTTATTGAATTACTTCCATTAGTAATTGTTAATGTCCCCCCTGTTGAAGTCAATAAAGCAGAAGAATAATTACCAGTAGAAGTTGAACCTATTAATAATTTCCCGTCTAATACTGTTGTAGAAAAATCATATTTATTTTTTATATTAGTTATTCCTGTGGTGTTAGTGCTTACTGAACTATTTAAACTTGTTATATCAGAATCATTACTCGTAATCTGTGCTTGTAATCCAGCATTAAAATTATTGAATGTTATTTTTTTCATAGCACTATTAGTAGTATCATACATTACTAAAAGGTCATTACCTACTGGACTTGTAAAAGCATTTTCCTTTTGTATGTCTAAATCAATATTCCCTGAATTAATTGCTATGGCTACGCCAGCAGATAGATTTGTATGATTTGATTCTAAATTAATTGAATTACTTCCATTAGTAATTGTTATAGTATTTCCTGTGCTGGTTAGATAAGCACTACTATAATTTCCTGTTGAAGTTGAACCTATTAATAATTTACCGTCTAATACTGTTGTTGAAAAATCATATTTATTTTTTATATTAGTTATTCCTGTGGTGTTTGTAGATACTGAACTATTTAAACTTGTTATATCATTATCGTTATTTGTTATTTGTGTTTGGAGACCAGCATTAAAATCTTGAAAAGTTATTTTTTTTGTAGCATTTCCTACTGAACTATATAATAACATAGTATCAGCAGAAGAAGGTGTGGTATATGCTGTTTCTTTATTAATATCATAATTTATAAAACTATTTGTAATATTTATACCAGTTCCAGAAGATAAACTTGAAGAAGAAGGCACAACTAAATCTATACCTCCTGCTGATTTTGTTATAGTAACACTATTATCACTTGATAATAATTCCCCTACACTATAATTAGAAGAATTACCAATCAATAATTTACCATTAGCGACAGACCCAGTAAAATCATATTTACTTTTAATATCGCTTATTGCTGTGCTATTAGTGCTTATGTTTCCGCTGTTGCTTGAAATGTTGCTGGTGTTTGTGCTAATTTGAAGTGTATTAGAATTTTGCTGTCCTTGTAAAGAACTGATTGATCCTGTGTTCGTGCTGATATTCCCAGTATTAACATTAATAGCATTTGTATTGCTTGTTTGCTGTGCTTGAAGACTGCTAATATCGCTACTATTAGTGCTGACTGAACTTGTTAATGAAGTAATGCTATTTTGATTCGTGCTTATATTTGTCGTATTTGTTGAAACACTTGAAGATAAAGAATTTAATTGTGTTTGGATATTTGAAGATACACCGTCTAAATAAAATAATTCTGTTTCTGTAATATTTGTAGCATTTCCATTAGTCCATATTCCACTTGGAAAATTCATTTTTGGAAGGGTTGAATCATTTGTAATCGTTAATAGGTTTGTGGCTCCTACACTATTTACACCCATTAAGTTTAATGTGCCTGAATTAGTAAAATTAGTGTTTTGAATATTAAAATTATAAGAACCACTTAACGCACTTGCTTCTAATACGTTCGAACCATTTATAGTTATTTTACCGTCAAATTCACTATTACCATTAATTCGTAATTTTTCTGAACCATTCATAGTAGTTGTTCCTATTGCTACATTAGTAGCAGTTGCTAATGGATATAATACACCACTATTTAACGTCCAGTTAGTATTAATAAATCCAGCGAGTAAATTTCCTCGAGTAATTTTCTTTATATTACCAGCATTATCCTCTAATACATATAAGTCCGTATCTGCACTTGTGGTTATAGAACTTTGTTTCGATATAGATAAATCTATGGTGCTTCCAGTAATAGATAGTGCTTCTCCTGCTGTTAATCCTGAACCACTACTCCCTATTAAATCGCTGTATAAAATTTTTTTAATATTATTGTTTCCGTCTTGTAATAAATATTGATCTGTTGCGGCGGTAGTAGTAGTAATGGGTGCTTTGTTTATATCTACGTTTATAGATTGACTTGTAGTTAAATCTCCGATTGAAATAGCGTCCCCTGCTGATATTTGATTTACTATTACTTCAATCCCCGTATTAGTTAAATTTCTCATATACTATATTATATAACATATATTTTTATTTCTGTTTTTTCTTGTTATTCAATTTGTATTTTTTTGATTTATATAAATCTTTTACATATTCATTATATTTCTTTTCACTTGGATAATTTTTTCTTTCTACGGAAGGTTTAGACCTTTCCTTCTTTTTCTCTTCTTCGATTGTATCAACTAAATCACATAAACCTTTTAATGAATTATACATATATTTTATACAAATAAAAAAAATATTAAGTTGTCTTTTTGAAGTAATTTCATATATAAAATAATCTTCTTTAAAAAACCATATTAGCATAAGGGTCTTTTGGTTTAGCAGGTTCATAAAAAGGTTCTTGTAATACTTCCTTTACACTTTCCTTTACAGATTCTTTTACAATTTCTTTATTATCTTGTTTCTTCTGTTTATTCTTTTGTTCTCTTTTTAATTTATTTGCTTCGACCATTTTACGGGTTGCTTCTATCTGTGCTGGTGTTCGTTTCTTAACACTTCTATTATCTATCTTACCATTCTTTTTTGCTAATAATTTCTTACCTAATTCGATTTCCTTTGCCTCTTTTTCTTTTTGTAATTCAATTTTCTTTAAGTCCCGTGCAGTCATTTTTGGATTCTTTACTTTTTGATATTCACCATTTTCATTTTGAACCATATATATAATCTTTTCTTTTACTACAACCTGCTTTGCTAATTTCTCTTCAATCGGTTTTGGAGGTCTTCCTTTCTTCTTAATAACTTTCTTAACAATTTTCTTAACAGGTTCTACTGGTTTTTCTTTAACAACTTCTTCTACTACTTCTTCTTCGGGTTCAATAGTAGCGTCGCTATCAGTTTCAACAACTTCTACAATTTCTTCTACAATTTCTTCTTTTACCATTATAATATATTATAAGAAAAAAATATTTAAATATTGTTAATTAACTAATTAATGTTTTGGATTTTAACAGGAAAATAAATTTAGTGAAAGTAATTTGTTTAGTAGGTTGTTTTATCGTAGGTTGTCCTTTTCAAGGGGTTATTTTAGTATAAAATTGCTTCAAAAAGACAATTTCTCTGACTTTCAAATCATATTTGCTTCAAAAAGACAATTTCTCTAACTTTGATTTTTCTCGTGATATTTCAAATATTTCTTTTTAATATTACTATAATCTATATTGTTCTTTTTTAACAACGCCATATATCGCCCCCTTTCATATAGTAATTTTTGATTAAATTCTTGATAATTTTTAGAATTATCTAATTCATTTATGTACTGGTCGTAATAATTATCCTTTGTAGTATTCATTCCAATTTCTTTACACAATTTACAAATTTTCAAATAATTATTTTCATTTGAAATATTTTGTTTTTCGTCAAACAAAATATCTAAAAGATTATGAAGTAAATCAGTAGTAGAACTCATTATACTTATTCTTATATAAAAAAAAAGTTTAAAGTTTAAATAGTTTTATCTATGTTTGGATATTAGAAACCTTTTGAAAAAGGTTAGTCCAAAACTATATTTGGGATTTAAACCCTTTTATAAAGGGTTTGAGAGTGTTCTTTAATTTAATCTTATCTAATGTCTTTTGTATAGTATTACTCATAATCTTTGCTTTATTAATCCTATACATATATAATTCTTTATGATAATTGTGTATATCTGAATTTAAATCTAATTCATATTCAGTAATAGTTTTTCTTTCCTTTCCTTTTCCTTCTTTCTTTTTAATGATTTCATAAGGAGATTCATTTACTAACATTTTAATACATTTATTTAGAATAACAGGTATTTTATCTTTATTTGTAAAATCTAAACCCTTTCCTTGAAATCTAAATAGTTGTAAATATTCTTTCTTAATTTCTTCTGATTTTTCTTTACTAATATTATTTCTTGGTTTCAAAGTATTATAATCACATTTATATTCTTTCATTAAATTCTTTATAAATAGTATTTTGTTATTATCACTATTATAAACATTAATTTTAAAGTCTTTATGATTAATATCTTCAATTAGTTTAGAATCTAATTTAGAAGATTGAAAATACATATTACAGTAATTAAAATGTTCTTGTAATGCTGACGGAGTAATAAATATATCTTTGAATTTTTGTCTTAATGGTTCTATATTATCAATCGGTAATTTTATTAATTCTAATGTTCTTTGGTAATATTCGTCTTCGAAATTCTCGTTAAAATGTTTTTCTAATTCTTCCTTTGTTAGATCAAATAATTCATTATGTTCTAATTTAGGTATGGGTTTTGTAATCTTTAATTCAGATTTTAATTTATAACCTATATTTTTTAATCCATTTCTAAAATGATAAAATACATTAGATTTATCAGCGTCTAAATTATACAAATAATAAGTCATTAAATAATTGTATAGACTTTCTTGACCCATAATATCTGCTTGTATAGATTCATATTCAATTTGTTTTTTCATATAATTATTTATTTTTGTATCACAATATCTTACTTTATTTATTACTTCATTCGTATTATTAAATTCAAAATTTTTAATTATATCTCTTTTATCCATAAAGTAATAATATACTCCTTCTTGGTTTCTACACCTTGCTATTTGTTGAAGCATAGATTTAGAACTAATAGTTTTTCCTTTAAATAAACAGAATACTTTCCTTCTCATTTGTGAATCTAAACCATATATAATTTTAGGTGAGAATATAACTTTTGCTATATTATCTAAATTTTGTTCTTTTTTACTATCATATAATCTATCAATTACTTCCACATTTTCATATTTATTATCTTCTAAAATTAACTTGTTTCTTAAATTATGTGCTTCTGTTGCTGAATCAGAACAAACCATAAATTCTTCTTCTTTTTTAAGCATATTTACTAAATCTTGATATTCAAATAATTCTTTTGCTACAACACCTTTATAATGTTTATGAGTATTTTCAATATATTCAAAATCTAAATTAGGTGATTGTGCTTTAAAATCTTCTAATATATCGGGTAATACGTCTATATGCTTTTCAGGATTTAACCATTTTAGACATAAATCACTTATATCTGCGTCAGTCCCGATAAATTGCTTACATTCTCTTATAATTCTTGTTAGTAATAAGTCAATTGTTTTTCTTTTAGAATTTAGTGTTGAACTTGATAATAAATATTCAAATACACTATTTAATTCGTCAATATAAACAATATATTCAGAAAAGTCCCAACCTGATATTCTATCAATAGAATCCAATTGAATTATAAGACTATCTCCTTCATAATTCCATAAACAACCAACTTCATTATATAAAATAAATTCGTCGTCTTTTTGTAAATCTTCGTCGTCATACCATTCAGAAAATACTCTATAATGTTCTGTTGCTAATGAAACCCTTGATACAATACTAATAATTTTGGAATCGTCTTTATGAATATATTCATTTATAGAATAGGTTTTTCCAGTTGCCGTCCCCGATTTAATAATATAATTTTTATTTGGATTAATATTTATAACTTCTGATAATCCTTTTTTACCAGTTGAATCAACAATTAAATCAGGTTTGATTTTATTATTAATTAATCTTTTATATTTAATGTAATTTAAATAATGTAATTTATCTGCTTTTTCTAATATATATTCAACCATATTATAATTTTCATTTGCAGTTTCCCAATATTTTAAATTATTATCATAATTATATCCTTTAATTTTTTTACTAATAATATCCCATTCTTCTTTTCTATTAATTCTTTTATAAAATGCTGTTAATTTCAACCATTCCAAAGTGTCTGTAAAATCATTTAAATTTAAACTATCTTCAATATCTTTTAAAATCTTATTATCTATTTTGTATTTATATAAACTTTTATTAAAAGTTTTATCAAAATTTTTATTTTTATTTTTTGTATTATTAATCTTTTTGATATTACTTTTTTTAAAAGTATTATTATACACAATATTAATAAATTCATTATGTTCTTCTGTTAAATCTGCTACTTGAATATCTAAATATGGTTTATATTCAACAATTTTATTATCGGGGGTTCTAAATTTAGTATAGGCTCCAATAATATATCCACCGCTTCCTCTAATATCAATTTCTAATGAAGGGACATTTGTAGATATAAAATCTTCTGCTTTATCAGATTTGAAATAAATATGAAATCCATTAGGACTCTTAATAGTATAAGTATTAATTTTATTTATAATATTTTTTACTGAAATTGTAAAATCTTCATTTGGTTCTAAATTATATTTTTTATTATAATATTCAATAAAAGGGTGATTATTTTTTAATTCATTCCATTTATCTTTTGAAATATCTAAATCTACAACTACTAATGAATTCATATGACCTGTTAATAAACCATAATTAGTATTTTCTGTAAATGATTCTACTTCCTTATATGTAAAACTTACTGGTTTATTATTTTCATAATTTATTAATGGTCTTCTAAATTCTAAACTATTAAAACAAACATTTTCAAATCCATTTTTTAATTCTTTTTGTGGTAATAATGATTTTGGGACAATATCGGGTTTTTTTTGTAATTTATATAATTTCTCATTAAAGACCTTTTTAGGGTTTTTTAAAGGAATTTTGTATAGATTGTATTTAATAGTTGTAGAGTCAGACATATAATTATTAGTTATATTATTTTCATTCGTTTTCGTTTTCGTTTTCATTCTTATATATATTAATGTAAGATTTTTTTAAATGGTTTTTATCTGATATTAAATATAAAATCAATTTTGAGAAATTTTGGGAAATATTTTCTCAATTTGGATTTTTGAAGAGATTATTTTAGAATAAAATTACTTCAAAAAGACAAAATAATAATATATATATAAATTATATTAATGGTTTATACATATAAACAAAAATTTAATAAAAAGTATGGTTTTAAATTAAATGAACCACATTCATTAAAAGAAATAGCAGATATAACTGGTTATGAATATAAAGGTATAAAAACTATATTCGAAAAAGGCGAAGGTGCTTTTGAATCAGCAGGGGCTTCAAGACCAAATATGCAAAAACAGCAGTGGGCTTATGCTCGCGTCTATGCTTCTGTTGATCCTGAATCTAAATCATATCAAATAGATAAAGTCCATTTGAAAAAAAAGAAGAAATAAAATATATGTATAATATAAATGAGTTTTACAAATGATAAAGATTCTGATAATTATGCAACTGATAAATTAGGGTGGGAAATAATAAAGGATTATATACCAAAAGATAGAACCTTATGGGCTCCCTTTTATTGTGACGGAAAACAAAAAGAATATTTAAATGAATTAGGATTTGAAAATGTAATTCATAAAGACGAAGATTTTTTTGAAAATTATTATGAAAATACAATCGTATTAGATAATCCTCCTTTTTCTAAATTTAAAATTATATGTGAAAGATTAAAAGAATTAGAACAACCTTTTATATTAATAGGATTTAGTAAAATTATATTAATGAAATGGTTTCAAAGATTATTTAAAGAAGAATTACAAATAATTATTCCATTTAAAAGACCAACATTTACTCATTTAATTAATCCTAAAAAAGGTTATACACCCCCTTACGGAGTTCAATATTATTGTTATAAAATGAATCTTAAAAAAGATTTAATATTTATATAAACTTTCAAAAGGTTTTTATTTTTCTACACTAATATTATCTGTTTCTTCATTAATTATAATAGGATTAAATCTTTGAAAATAACGCTCATTAGTCGGTTTATTATTCATTATTAATAAGAAACTAAATTTGTCTTTCCAAGCAAGTTTTAATACTTCGTTTTGTTGTTCTTTGGTTAAATCTCCCATTAATTCGTCTTTAATACAATCAAGTTCTTTTCTATTATCAGTTCTAAATAGATATATAGCAGAAGCATTACAACGAGCAGTCAAAAAAAGTTCATTATAACGTTGTGATAAAATCCATATAGAACACCCAGCACACCCTTCACCGTCAGGGTTAGTAAGGCAGTGCCTTCTATTCAATATCGCCTTCATAATATATTCAGATTTCTTTATACTTTTAATAAGGTCGTCAAGAATGATTAAGCAATTATTATTTTCTTGATCTTCTTTTTCATTATCTATAATATTTTCTAATATTTCGTCAGAATATTTATTAAATACTCTTTCTTCATTAAGATTTAACTTATTAAGGGGTAATGATTGTAATGAGGCAGATAGAAGATATATTTTATCGAAATATTTATAGTACCAACGGGGTTGTGTAGGGTTCTTTTTAGTAGGGTGACTCGCCAACATAGCAAGAAATAAACTTGTTTTTCCTGACCCCGCCGCTCCAACTATATATGAAAAACTATTCATAGCCTCTAATGGTTTATTTACTTTATAGGCACAATTAGAAGTATTATCGACATTTTGTCCTATTAATGGAATATGTGATAATTTTTCATTCTCAATTATTTTCATAATTATATAATAAGTTATAAGATTAAAAATTCAAAATTAAAATCTTAATTAATAATATATAAAATGGAATCAAGCCTTCCCCTTTCTATGAGATACGCAGTTACAGGAGCAGACGGAATCCCTTCACGCACAAGATTAAGTCGTTTTGACGCTACTTCAAGTGAATATTCTGCTAATTCAAATAACCAAATCCTTATACCGTGTAGTGCCGACGGTTTCATATCTTCTGCTGAATCATATTTATTTATGAGAGTTGAATCGGAACACGACACCGGTGGCGTAGCCCATTTAGAAGGTGATTTAAGTTGTTTAATAGATAAAATCGAAATTCAGGTTCAGGGTTCAAGTGGTAAAGTTGAAACAATAGATAATTATAATACATATTCTCTTTTAGATTCAAGATATAATGCTGATTTATCTGATTCTACTTATAATCAAATTGTAGCAGGTTCTCACGCACCCGCATTAACCTATAACCCCAAAGGACACGGATTACAAAAAACGGGTGGTGTAGCAGGCCCTCCTGCTTTGGCTGATAATGCTATTTTCGCTGTTAAACTTAAAGCAGGTTTCTTAAACTCTTACTATGATAAGGCTTTACCTATGGGACTCCCTCAATTTACTATTATGCTTACATTAGCAAGTGCTACTGACGCTTTAATAAATGACAGCGCTGGTTCTACTAACATTAATTACAAAGTATCACAGGTTCGCTGGTATGCCCCAGTCTTCCAAATTTTAGACGAAAATGTAATGGGTGCTTATACTCGTCAAATACAATCTTCTCCTACTATGTGGATAGGTCAATCAGTTTCGACTGTTGTTAATACAACCGCCGCAGGAGCCGCACGAAGAACTTATCAATTGAACGCTTCATACAAATCCTTAAATGGTATGGTTTCTGTAATCAGAAATAACACTAATCTTAATAACAAAGAAAAAGTATCTATCGCTAATTCTACTATCATAGGCGCTACGGAATTCTTATACAGGATAGGTTCAGTTCAATATCCACAGGACGCTATTGATATATTAAGCGTTCAGACCCAAACAGCAGGATTTAATTTAAGTCGTGCTTATATTGAAGCAGTCAAGACATTCGCTAAACACGGTAAAATGGGTGCTAAAAACACACAAGTAGATAGAGCCGCATTTGTAGCAAATGAAACTGGTGACGCTCCTGCCGTTTCGGGTGCAGGTGTCCTCGCTATTAACTTAAAACGTTATACTGACGATAGATTAGTAAATGTAGGTCTTAATACTGCTGGGTCAGGAGCCCCAAGCACATTAGAAGTCAATTTCGACGGCACAGCAGTCGCAGGACAAGTTAATACATTCTGCCTCTATGATTGTGTATGGATAATGAATCCTAATGGACTTGTTGAACGCTCATTCTAAACTTTTTTAAAAAAAGTTTTATCAAAAATATTATTAATTTCGTAATTGTATTTAAAATAAAATCTATGTATATAATATAATGGAAAGCAGTCCTGATTTTTGTAATATAGAACCAACAGATCAATCAAGAGATTATAGAGAAGAACTATTTGATAAATATAAAGATTTTGAAGAAGAAGATTATACAGGTATAGACGATTTTG